CACAATTGACCCATCTGTAAAGGTTCTTGAAGTCCACTCCAAATACGGCAAGGCACTTCGCGCTGAGCCTATTACCTTGGCTTACGAACAGGACCGCGTACATCACGTTGGCTACCTAGCGGACCTGGAGTCCCAGATGACCTCGTGGATTCCAGGCGAAGGCAAATCGCCTGACCGCGTTGACGCGCTGGTCCATGCCCTTACCGCGTTGCTCATTAAACCACCTGCTGGATTCGTAGGAGGGCGGATTACCGCCAAGTCACCTGCGGGCCGAAAGATCCCAAATATTAGAAACACCTTTAAGGTCAGGTAGTTACATCTTCCTGATTTACCTGTTATAATTAACCTGTACGCCAAACGACGAAGGGACCTAAAATGCTAGAGCTAAAGAGACAGCTAATGCTCAAGGTAGAACATCACCAGATGATGGAGCGTAACGCTCGTATCTACAAGATGCAGACAATCGGTTATCACAAGGCAAAGGCAGAAGCCTTCGCACAAACATTGGCAATGATTGAAGAACTCAACGACGAAAGGACAGTAGCATGTTAACAGTAAAAGAGTATCGCCGTAAGGGATTCCAAGCTCGTCGAGTCTCATTCGCGCTTAAGGTAGTCGCTGGTCTATGGACTATCGCGATGATCGGTATCTTCGTAACATCACCTACATTGATAGGTTTCCTAACGATGGCCACAGGCGTAGTTGCCTTCGTAACTCCTTCTATACTTATCGCCTCGGTCTACGATGACCGTGCAGAGCGCTTCTTCAACCTTGCGGCAGCCCACAAGCAGGTAGCTCTTCTAGGAGTAGTTCAGCCTAGAAAGTAAGTGTACAAGTAGAGGAAAAAGGATTATAGTTCTACTAACGACATATATGGAGGATAAATGACAGGAACATCCCAGCGAGAGCAGGTGTACGTTTACGGTGCCTGTGCAGTGTGCGCTGACACAAACGTACTCGTATATGAGCTAAATGATAACCTTCTCTGTGCAGAGCATTACAGAGATAGAACAAGAACCATAAAAAGGATTACGCCCTGCGATAAATGTGGAGCTGGCAATGCCGTCAGAGATCCATCACATCGTAGGAACGAATATCTCTGCTGGTCCTGTCATCAGGAAAATGGATTTGTAGTCAATGACTCTGTAATTAAGCGAGCTATCGTTTCACTTGTTGACAACTTCACTCGAGGTTCAAAGATCAAGTGTGATGCAGCTGGCTACGGCAGCGACTGCGACAACAACGTCAAACCTCGTGGACCGTGGGGTGGAAGAGCTCTTTGTGATACTCACGGAAAAACTCCACCAAAGCCTCAAAAAGGCACAAAATCTTGAGCAGTCGTGTTTTTGCTCAAAAGTAAACCTACGAAAGGAAAGCAATGACAACATCAACCGTAACACCAAACCAGGCAGCTCAGCTCTATTCAGACGGAAAGTCTGTAGATGAGGTAGCTCAGGCACTAGGCATTACCTACGGTAAGGCTCGCAAGCTCATCGCTGAAAGCGGGACAGGTATCCGCAACACTTCAGATCGCCTAAAGGGAAAGACTCGTAAGGCTAAGTAATGCTGGATAGACTTATGCTGAGGCTGCAAAGCCTCATTTGGCCAGCTGTTATCTCGGCTGTCCTATCCTTCATTGCCGTACTTGTGAGCCTTCTATCCCCGGATAGAGGGACTTTAATCCTATCCTTAGGGTTATCCGCGGTAGCATGGGCTTGTCTAGCTCAAACAGTATAAAGGATAGTCCCTCCCTGGTTGTTTCTGGGGAGGGATTTACTTTCTCTCAAAATGGCTGCCTAACGGTGCCTGTTTTACTTTTTGCGTGGTATAGTTACGCCTAGCAATAAAGCCAATTACGGAGAGACGAAAGGATACGACTATGTCATCCCTTCTTATCTCCGGCCATACGCAAGCGGTAGAGGACAAGCGAAAGCTTGAGGAGCGTATCGGTAGCAAGAAGCCTAATGGGTATTTAACATTGGGTTGTCCCATCCCCGACCTAAGGAGGCGAACTAGCGTTGCTTACACTACGTGGAATTGCAATGTCGACCGTAGCCTATATTACGGCAATAACAATCGGAATCTTCTCGGTATCAACTCTTTCGAGTAATGCCGCGTCGACTCCAGTAATTACAGCACTACCAGCTCATATCGAAGAAATTAAGCAAGTAGATCCTCTAGTACTTTTAGAGGATGCAAAGGTACTGACAGAGCATCAGCTCGTGGACTTGCTTGCGGCTGTTGGTTTTGAGGGCAAGGCTCTTAAAACTGCATGGTCCGTTGTCATGCGTGAATCTCGCGGGCGCCCTGTTGCCCATAACAAGAACGCCAACACTGGCGACAACTCATACGGCCTATTCCAAATCAACATGATTGGTAACTTAGGCGTTGACCGATTAGCTAAGTTCCAGGACGTAATTGGTATCACTAAATATGCGGACCTGTTTAATCCTGTGGCAAATGCTAAGGCTGCATACTACATGACTGGGAAAGGCAAGGACTGGAGCTCATGGGGCTTAGGCCCTAATGCCTACGACGGTGATGCAGTTGAGCCTGCGGTGACTAGGTGGTACGCCGAATTCCCAGCTAAGTCAAAACCCTAGGATACGGATACTATTACACCATGGACGAATTAAATACTGAACACATCGAGCCTGCGGCTGTCGATGAGGCACCTACCGTTGAGGCACCTGCCCCTATCGTCGAGCCTGAGGTTGTCGTTGAACCTACACCTGCACCTGAGCCTGAGGTAATTCCTGAGCCTGTACATGTTGAAGAGCCTAAGGCACATACGCCTAAGGCTAATCAGTCTGTCAGTGGCAATGGCGTAGACGAAGTGCTCCTAGCAAATTGCATTTACAAAAATGTATATGCTCGCAAATCTCTATCTGTCCATCATCTACAACGTCGTCTCATTGAACTTGGTTTCAAGGACGCTGACGCTGACAAGGATGGTTGGCTAGGAGATGAAACTGTAGCTGCTATCAAGAACTTCCAAGCAAGCAAAGGCTTGGATGTAACTGGATCTGTTGATGCTACAACGTTGACTAAGATCTTTGAAGGAGATCACAACGTACAAGTAGTACTATAAACTCTTAAGCAAAGGAAGGCTGGTCAGTGCTTAATGCAGTGGCCAGTCTTCTTTCATATTACAAAAAAGAAAAAGCAAAACTAATTTCTTCTAAGATTACTTCTCGCTTACAAAAATAAAAAAATAGTTGGAGACGTTTTTGAAAGTCTCTCAAAACATACATAACCCTTTCTCACGTCCAAGCCATTTTAACCAAAAGGTACTGTTTCTGCTCCGTTTGTACACAATACTATAAGCGCTTTTTGTACACATTCGTCCTCGAAGGTGATACAGTATTCTCATGGCGCATACACCCGACCTCCCAAAGAGCGAGGCCGATTTCCTAGCCTCCCTTTCCAAGGAGCAACTATGGCGTCGGGTAAAAGACCTTAACGACGCAGGCTGGACCCTTCAGTCCATTGCGGACGCGTTTGATCCACCACGGCGTCGCTCAACCGTACGCTCCTGGGTTATCAAGGATACGCCCGAGTGCGAATTCGTCACCGCGCCCCCTACGCCACCAAAGCCTAAGCCAAAGTCAAGACGCAAACGTCCACCGTCACCTGGGATTCCTGTAGATCAGCAACTTCAAATCGCCCGCTTATCACCGCTAGCACGACGCTATCGCGCACGCACAAACCCAGGGTCTTCTTCTTTCACCGCGAATACCCAGTTGACGTCTATTGCAGGGGAGCTTTATCTTAAAGGTGTTACAGTGTCTGAGCTTGCCCGTGCAAGTGGCGTCACGTATCGTGCAATGAAGCGCAGAGTAGACAAGGCCAACTCGCAATGAAGGTAAAACATGATTTCTTTCCCGCGACGATAGTCGCCGTCGCTCCTGGTGTTGTTGAGGATTTCACCACCGTGACGACAAACCTTGCGGATGTGCCTAACGGCAATAAGTACCTCGAGCGCGTACGCGTCGTGATTATGACCAAGGACGACGGCACGGACATTCTTATGGTCGCAGGCGATCACCACTCGGGACCGCGACTTATCTTCTCCGAGCGCTTAACCAGCCTAAATTGGTCTGGCGATAAAACACAGGATTCCCAGGCACTAACAGAGTCAGGGAAAATCATAGCGTTTCGTAAGACCCAAGGTTGCTCAACCTGCGGCAGCAGATTGAGATCTTGGAGCCCTTATAAAACCATGGACTCAGTAAAGGACCCAACCGAATGAAACTAGACACATATATGATCGAAAACATGCCAGTTGCGCATGTGATTATCCTCTCGCTATTTGTTTACCGCCTGACACGGCTCATCGTTATCGATGAAGTTTTTACTCCCGTCCGAGACTGGGTCTGGATGAAGACTACAGCTAACTCCCAGATTGCATATTTCTTCACCTGCTCTTGGTGCGTCTCGTTATGGGTTGCGCTCCCGGTAGTGTTCTCGTACGCGTTTTTTCCAAGTATGACTATACTAGTTGGGTGTATATTTACCCTGTCCGCTATAGCTGGACTCATAACTGCGCGCCTGGACGACTAGTTCATGCACTCCGTTAATCAACGACGAGGAGTAATTTAGAGTGGCACTTTTCTCTAAGGACGACAACACTAACAACCGTCCTACCTCTAAGTCTCGTCGTATCACCGCGAGCGCTCCTCGTAACACACGAAACGTACCGGCCGTGAAACCTACGCCTATCCCAGGCGCGTATCAAGCAGTATCATACTCATCACCTCGCCCTATTACAGCGGCGGCCGTTCAAATGAAGTTGGACGATAAGGGTGAAGTTGAAAAGTTTAAGCAACGACGCAAAGGCGGCTCTTCCGACTGGCAGCATGAAGCCTGGGAGTACTACGACGCCATCGGCGAAGTTAAGTATGCATTTAACCTCGTTGCATCTGTCGTTTCGCGTATTCGTCTATACGCGGCTGCAGTTGATAACCCTGCAGAGAATCCTGTCGCAGCTCGTGACAGCGATGTTATTGATCCTAGTCTTGCGGCCGCAGCGGAGCGTGCACTAGCGCGTCTAGACTCTGCTTACGGCGGGCAAGCAGGGCTTTTACGTGATGCAGCGTTAAATCTATCCGTCACAGGTGAATGCTACCTCGTCCAATTCCCAGAGCGTAAAGGCTCAGGCGTTAAAGAGTCATGGGACATTCGCTCAACTGACGAGTTGCAACTTGACGCAAAGAACCAATACACAATTGTTCCACGCCGTGACGTTTTAGCGTCTGGCTCATCTGGTCCTACACAAGGATATAGACTTCCTAACACCGCGTTCGTTGGACGCATCTGGAGAGCTCACCCACGCTACTCCGAAGAGGCTGACTCTTCAATTAAGGGTATCCTTGATCTTTGCTCTGAACTTCTTCTCCTCAACAGAACGTTTCGCGCTACGGCAAGAAGCCGCCTAAACGCTGGCGCCCTTTACCTACCAGACGGACTTTCTGTTGCCGCTAGCGCGGATCCAGACTATCCATACGATGACGAGAACGAGTTAAACCCTGGCATCACCGCCGAGGAAGCTGCGGATGAGTTTGAGGATCAGCTCATGGACGCGATGACGACTCCTATTCGTGATGAGGATTCAGCGTCCGCGGTTGTACCGTTGATTATTCGTGGACCTGCAGAGCTTGGCGACAAAATTAAGCAGTTTAAGTTTGAGCGCTCGTTTGACCCTGCACTTGCACAACGTGCAGATCGCGTGCTTGAGCGTATCCTCCAGGGACTTGACGTTCCTAAGGATGTCGTAACTGGACTAGCAAACGTTAAGTATTCCAATGCCCTTCAAATTGATGAAGCGTTGTACAAGGCACACATCGAGCCGCTGATGCTTCTCATCGCAGATGCATTAACTGTCGTCTACCTACGACCAGCGCTCATCTCTGCAGGCTTTGACGAGGCTGATGTTAAGCGCATCGTTGTTTGGTATGACCCATCACAGGTTGCTACACGTAATGACCGTGCAGCGGATGCTGATTCAGGATTTGATCGTATGGCAGTTTCCTACGAGACATGGCGACGCGCGCACGGATTCTCCGCTGCCGACGCGCCGGACGCAAAGGAAATTGCAATTCGTCTTCTTGCTGATAAGGGAACGATCTCTCCGGAGTTTACCCAGGCAATGCTTGACGCAATCGCGCCTGAGGTTATGAACGCGGTCCGTGACGCACAACAGGCAAGCTCCGTAGCGCCTGTACCTCCTGAGATCCAACAGATCTTAGAGCAAGCCGCAGAAACTCCTGCTCCAGAAGCAACGCCTGCAGAAGAAGAATTACCACCAGCTTTACAAGAGCCACAAGAAGGAGCACAGTAAATGAACCACGCCAACATGCGCGTTGAAAAGCCTGAGGTTGTAGAGTGCCTCGCCGATACACTTGGCAATGCAGTCCACTTGTACTTCAAGGCACAGGGACATCACTGGAACGTTATGGGGCGCGACTTCAGTCAGTTCCATGAGTTCTTCCAGGAGATCTACGAGGACGTTTACACTATGTTTGATCCTCTAGCGGAGAACATGCGTAAGCTTGGCTCAACTGCTCCTTATCGTCTTGAAGATCTTATGAACCTCAGCCAGATGGACGACATGGACTGCGGTGCGGACGCGATGATGATGGTTCAAGATCTTTACGCGGCAA